CCTGACGAGGTGGGGGAATGAAAAACCTAACACAAGGAGTGTTAAGTTTTCGGAACCTTAGCGCACTAAAGGAGGTGGGGAATGATTGACATCGAAATCATACAATTTGAGAAAGAGTTGCGCGAGGAGATAGCCAAAGATATAGAGGCTTATGCAAAGACTCAAGAGAAAACTATGCAAAAGGCAGCGTATGAATGTGCAGAAATTGCTAGGGGGAATAAATGATTATTGGATTAAGTGGGTACGCCCAATCTGGAAAAGACACTGTTGCCAATATTCTTGTTGAAAAACACGGCTACAAAAGAGTTGCTTTTGCTGACCCTATTAAAAATCTTTTGTACGAAACCGACCCATTAATTTCAAAAGGTTATGGGACCAGCGTTATTAACTACCGTTTACAAGACATTGTAGATTCTTATGGTTGGGACAAAGCAAAAGTTGATTACCCAGAAATACGAAGACTACTTCAAGACCTTGGTATTGGAGCAAGAAAGATTTTTGGAGATTCGTTTTGGATCTACGAATCCCTTTCTGATGTAGCCCCACAAGATAAAGTTGTTGTTTCAGATGTTAGGTTTGAAAACGAAGCTGAGTGGATTCAAACTTTTAAAGGTCAAATTTGGCGTATTAAACGTCTTGGGAATACCGCTGTAAACGAACATGTTTCAGAAACAGAACTTGATGGGTACAAAGTTGATCAAATATTTGTTAATAACGGAAGTGTAGAAGATTTAGAAGTACTAATTAATACAAGAATGAGAGCCTACAAGTGATGCAGTATTGGTCGTGGCTACTAGCCGTAATCGGTGTAGCCGGAATTTACTTTGTTGGTCGCAAAACTATTTGGGGTTGGCACGTTCTTTTATTTAACGAAATTCTTTGGATAACCTACGCTTTGACTACCCGTCAATACGGATTTATATTTAGCGCTCTAGCGTATGCCGTTGTGTATGTTAGGTCTTATATCCATTGGTCTAAAGATAAGGTGAACGACATACCACTATGACGTTTAAAGGGACGCTACTACCGTATCAACCAGAGGCTGTTGAAAAAATGATTGACCGCCATAAGGTTTTAGTGGCATATGATTTGGGGCTCGGAAAAACAGTATTAACAATTGCAGCGCTCGAACAGCTAATGGATAGCGGTTCAATCCTGGAGCCTGGGATGGTTATCTGTCTTTCTAGCCTTAAGTACCAATGGGCTAACCAGATTGACAAGTTTACTGAAGGAACCTCAAAGTCTTTAGTAATAGATGGCACACCAAAACAACGTCTTAAGCAATATCAAGAAGCCTACGATTGGCGCAAGTCAGGCGTTGACTACGTAATTATGAACTACGAGCAAATTGTTAATGACTGGGATTTAGTAAAAAAACTACCCAGAGGTTTTATTGTTTGCGATGAAGCCACGGCTATTAAATCGTTTAAATCCAAACGATCTAAAGCCGTTAAACGTATGGCTAACGCTCCGTTTAAATTTGCTTTAACAGGAACTCCCATAGAAAATGGAAAACCAGAAGAGTTGTTTAGCATTATGCAGTTTGTAGATGACTCCGTACTAGGAAGGTTTGATATTTTTGACTCAGCATTTATTGTTCGTAATAATTGGGGTGGAGTTCAGCGTTATCGCAATTTGCCTACTTTACATGAGCGCCTTAAAGAATCAAGTGTTAGAAAGTCGCAAAAAGATCCTGATGTTGCGCCGCACTTACCAGATTCCATACATAATGAGCCGTTATTTATCACGCTCGATCGGCGAAGCGCTAGACTTTACGAAAGAATTAGAAAAGACTTATTAAACGATTTAGCGGAAGCAGCTGTGTTGTTTGGCGCTAACTTCAACGTGTTTGCTCACTACGGAGTTCAAAACGGCACGGGTAGTTATGAAGAAAACGAATGGCGCGGAAAAATTATGTCTAAAGTTGGATGTTTAAAGATGCTTTGTTCTCACCCAGACTTACTACGCACCAGCGCATTAAAATACAAAACCGTTGTAGGAGAAGGATCTGCATACGCTAACGAGTTAGTTGAGGCTGGTTATTTAGATGGAGTAGATAACTCCGCTAAACTAACCGCGTTGTTGCAGTACGTAAAAGAATTCTTAGATCAAGACGAAGCAAACAAAGTTGTTATATTTGCTACATACGTAGATATGACAGATAAGTTAGCCGAAGCGCTGGCACAGTATGGATGCAGAACTTATACTGGGAGATTAGATGCTAAAACCAAAGAACGAAATAAGATTGCGCTTAACACTGACCCTGCTGTGCGTGTCCTCGTTAGCTCTGATGCTGGTGGATACGGAGTCGACCTTCCTGCGGCTAACCTTCTTGTTAATTACGATTTGCCTTGGAGTAGCGGTGGGGCTACTCAACGCAACGGAAGAATCATGCGAGCCTCCTCAAAATGGCCTTCTATAGTCATCCAAGACTTTTTAATTGAAGGGTCTATTGAAATTCGACAACACGAAATGCTTCAGCATAAAAACGCCGTAGCAAGCGCCGTAATCGACGGTGAGGGCATAAATGAGGCTGGCGGTATAGATTTCAGCCTAAAGAGCCTAAACCAGTTCTTGATGCTTAAATCCGTGTAAACTAGATGGATGCCTAACGCACCGAAGACCCCAACACGCACGATCCGAGTACCTGATGACCTCTGGTTACCCGTTCAAAAGCGTGCTGCCTCTCAAGGGGTCACCGTTACCAGCATCATTATCGCTGCTCTTGAGGATTATTTAAAACCCGAGTAATCGGCGCGTCTTCCTCGATTTGTCAGTGCCCCCCTGTAAGGTGTAGTTTCTCACTACAAACTAAGGGGACTAAATGTCAGACAAAAAAAGCCTTACCAATGAGGCAAAACAATATATTGATCTTAAAGATCAAATTAAGTTTTTAACCGACCGCCAATCCGAAATTAAAAAGCGTCTTAACGAAGCCGTACAAGAGCTTGGTGAAGTAGACGGTCGCGGGCACATCACACTAGAACTTGACGAAAATATTACTGTTACAAACCAACGTCGAGTTTCTAAATCACTTAACATGGAAACAGCAGATAAATTGCTGGAAGAGCGTGGTATTAAAGACGATTGCATTGTTATGGTTCCAACCGTTAGCGAAGATGCAATTATGGCTGCGTTTTACAAAGGTCAATTATCAGAAGAAGATATTGATGCAATGTTCCCAGCAAAGGTATCTTACGCGTTCCTACTATGACAGAAGATTTTATTGAGCAAACTTTTGCAGATATTACTTATCCAGGTAGTAAACGCAAACGTCGTGAAGAAAAAGTAAAAGAAGTTAAGCAAGTTGAGTGGGATTCACATCCTCGACCAACTGTTATGCCTAACGGAAAAGAACTAGATTTGTTCACTATAGGTGCAATAGCAAAAGCGTTAGGTCGCCCAGTTATTACTTTAAAACTATGGATGAGCGAAGGGCACTTGCCAACATCTCCTTACCGTTTGCCAACTACGGTTGACAAAAACGGTGAGGAACGACAAGGTAGGCGCTTGTACAGCAAATCAATGATCGAATCAGCGGTAGCAATATTTACTAAGTTTGGCGTTTTACACGTGAAGCGTATAAACTGGGAGAAGTACCGCAAGGTCACTGACGAAATAGCCGAAGCTTGGGAGAAATCTTTAGCCGAGGAAACTGCTTAACAAACTGCAAACAACTGCGAAAAGGAGAATACCGCCCATGGGCGTAAACACATCAACACCGGATGCATCGACATACGGACAAGCAATCGACGAGTCTTTCTCAGTGGAAGATCGTCCAACTCAAACAACAACATCAACTGCCGTCCAATCAGGATGGGATGCTGCTGAACAACTCGTTACAACTCCAACAGAATTTCCAACGGAGTACAAGCACTCTGAATCATTCCAGCTAATTCGTTTTATCGATACTGCTGGTCCATTTGCTAATTACCGTCAGCATTTTCTTAAGGAAAAGACTGAAGGTCGACGCTCTTACATTTGGGACGGTAGCGGTCCAGAAGACCCGCTAGCTTCACTACTAGGTAGCAAGCCTGAAGTTAAGCGTGCTTTTTCTATTGTGAGCCTGACTGTTAAGCCGTACCAACGACAAATTCTTATCGCGACTCCACGTCTTTACAAGACACTGCACGCTGCTGAATTTTCACCACAAGGTCCTCTTACCAAGAGTTATTGGGCATTGAGCCGTACTGGTATTAAACAGCAAACTGTATATAACTTAATGGCAGTTAAGGCACGCGATCTTCAAGAAGACTGGGGTTTAAACCCTGAAGAGGTAGAGGCAGCAATTGCTGACTTTAAACCGTTCGAACGTGATGCTATTCGTGAGGATAGCTACGCCGCACTACTTGAAGTTGCAAAGGGCCTTATTTAACTAACAGATGTCTAGGAGGCGCTGGATGATCCCCCCAGCGCTTTCTAGCTTTTAGGGGACGCTATGAATATTATTGTTACTAACGATCAACTAGATGAAATGGTTGCCTACTACCTTGAACAAGATTCGTTTGCTTTTGACGTTGAGACGGTCGGAGACCGTAGAGGTGATACTCCTGTTAATGAAGTTCTCTGGATTACTTTTGCTACTCATGGTCGTTGCGATGTTATTCCCATGGGTCATCCTAATGGTGAGTTAGTAGACGTTTTATACCCACTTACCGGGCAAGGAGAAAAACGCGTAGAGCAAGGGTTACCCGCTAGACCAAGTGACTACTCACGTGATGCTAAAAAATCTACTAAAATTTTTACTGATGCGCCCTTACAATTATTTCCAGCAGAGGTTTTTTCTTCCCTTAAACCTCTTATGTTTAGTGAAACAATTTTAAAAATTGGTCACAATTTAGTTTTTGATCTCACCTCCGTTGCTAAGTACTACGGCAACAACTACCCAATAGGTCCGTATTTTGACACTATGGTTGCTTCTTTTTTGTACGACAACCGAAACAAGAATAAGTGTGGTTTAGCCGATTGTCTTAAACGAGAGATTGGGTTTGTAATGGAAAAGGGCGTAGGCGCTCAAGTTGAGGTTTATTCGTTTAATGAGGTGGCTAAGTACGCTTATCTAGACGCTAAATACACTTTTCTTTTATGGAAGATCCTTGTTAAAAAACTTGAAGATAGTCAAGTAACAGGGGTTATGAAATTAGAGATGGATGTTCTTAAAGTTCTTTGCGATATGAAATTAACTGGAGCACCCATTGATATGGTTGCTTTAGAGGCGTTAGATGCCCGACTAAAAGAAGATATTGAAACAGCAAAGGCAGAGATATTTAAAGTTGCTGGGCAACAGTTTAATATCAACTCAAACTCCGATAAACAAAATATTTTGTATGGCTCTAAATCACAAGGCGGTCGCGGTCTTAAGCCTAAGATTATTACGGCAAAAGGCGGAGACTCTGTATCAGCTGAGGCTCTTGAGGCGTATAGAGGTCAAGACCCTTTAGTTGACGCGTTGTTAACATACACAGACTTAAACAAACTTCATACTACTTACGTAGTTCCTTACCTAGGCGGAGAAGTAACTCGAACAAATGCTGGAAAAGTACGGGTAGAGCACAAGGATAGTCTGTTAATTTCTGGTCGTATTCACTGTGATTTTATTCAACACGGCGCCGAAACTGGTCGTTTTTCTAGTCGTAACCCTAATTTGCAAAACGTTCCCGCGACACACACCGCTCACGGCAAGGCTATTCGTAATTTGTTTAGGGCTCCCGAAGGTCATAAATTTGTAGTTGCTGACTATTCACAGATTGAGCCAAGAGTTATTGCGTCTTTTTCCAAAGATCCTATTATGCTTGAAAACTACACGAACAATGGAGATATATATACAACCGTAGGAAACGAGATGGGCGTAGACCGCAAGGCTGGAAAAGTTCTTGTTCTTGCTATGTCTTATGGTGTTGGGCCCGAAAAGATTGCTCGTTCCATTGGTTGTACTAAACAAGAGGCTAAAGACCTGTTAGAACGTTTTTCCGACAGATTTCCTTCCATTAACTCTTATAAGTTTAAAGTCTTAGTTTCGACTAAAAAATTAGGAAACAAAGAAAAGCCTATTCCTTATGTGACAACTATTTTAGGAAGGCGCCGGTATTTACCAAAGATGAACTCCTCTGATAAATCTGACAGGGCTGGCGCAGAACGCCAAGCCTTTAACACCAAGATCCAGGGCTCTGCTGCTGACATCATTAAGCTAGCTATGGTTCGAGCACACGCACTTATTCCAAAAGAGGCTAAACTAATCCTTACAGTTCACGATGAATTGGTGACCCTTACTCCAGACCATTTGGTTGAGGAAACACAGTCTGCAATTAGAACCGCAATGGAAGATATTCATTTATTAGACATTCCTTTAATTGCTGACATTACAGTTGTAGAACGTTGGGGAGAGGCAAAATAATGCGTAAGTTTTGGAAAAAGAAAGAGCCTGTATCAGGGCAGTTTCCTGTTGATATCCCAATGGCTGTAATTGCTCGCTGGTACTTTTATGACGCTGGTTTAGAAGACCCCAATAAATTATCTACATTAATTGGAATGCTTCCAGTTAGCGTTGAAGGGGACGAAAAAGAAGAAGAAGACAGCGACCAACGTTTACTTAAAGTTATGCCTTTAATGCCTTTTATAGAAACTATTACAGAGATTAATGCAAGAAGTATTGCTGCTTTACAATTTGATCACTACATAACTAGCAATCAATTGGAAGCAGACGACTTAAGCGTTGAAAGAACCCATATTGAAGAGCTATACAGACAAGTAAGTCATTCGGCCCTTTTATCCGCTTTTGCATCTGGCTTAGAATTGGGTATTATCAGCACAGACACAACAGAAGGAGACATATCGTATGAGTAGCAATTGGTGGGCAAACAAAATAGGTCAACCGCAAACCCCAAGTACGCGTCAAGAAATGCCAATCGCACCTTCGCAAATTCCGATGTCTTCGGCTCCACCAAGCGTTGCACCATCGTTTCAACGACAAGGTGTTAGACCTACAGCATCAGCAAACGCATCACGTTGTCCAGGTTGCGGTAGCGGAAACTACGGATCAATTGAAGGAACAAGAGCACGTTGTTATGACTGCGGTTACCCAATTGTTCAAAGTGGTAGCGGTATGGGTAAAGGTATTTCTGGTGGTCCACAAGCTTCAGGTCCACCTCAAGCCGCAATTCAAGTTGCAACTGGCGGATGGAACCCAACAACAATTATTGGAAAGTTAGGGTAATGATTAAAGTGGCACTCAATTCGGATCTGTTAAAAGTTGTAGCAAAACTAAATAAAAAGTTTGGTCAAGACACTATTGTTATTGGCTCTGACATCAGAGATTTATCTGAACGTTTTACAACAGGGTCATTAGCACTTGATGTTGCCCTTGGCGGTGGGTGGCCTATTAACCAATGGCATGAAATTGTTGGAGAAGAATCTAACGGTAAGACTGCTATTGCTTTTAAAACCATTTCTGCTAATCAACAAAAAAACCCAGATTGGACGGCTGTGTGGGTTGCTGCTGAACAATGGGTACCTTCATACGCAGAACTTTGCGGAGTAGATGTGTCACGTTTGTTTATTATTGAGTCAAATATTATGGAGGAAGTGTATGAAGCGGTTATTCAAATCATTGAAAGCAAGGCTGTCGATTGCATTGTTATTGACTCCCTTCCTGCTCTCGTACCTAGTGCAGAAGACCAAAAAGAAATGGAAGAATTCACAGTAGGTCGTGGAGCGCTTATGACCAACAAGTTTTTTCGTAAGGTTGGCAAAGCATCTAAGAGAAGTCTTATTGAAGAAGAGCGCCCATTTATTGGTCTTATGATTAATCAGTGGCGTGACAAAGTAGGAGTTATGTATGGCGATCCTCGTACAACGCCCGGTGGAAAAGGCAAGAACTACGCTTTCTTTACCCGAGTTGAGATTAAACGCGATGACTGGATTGAAGTAGGCACAGGTGAGTCTAAGCGTCGTGTAGGACAGACTATCAAAGCCAGAACCCTTAAGAACAAGTCTGCCCCACCCTCACAGGTTGCTTACTTAGACTTTTACTTTTCTGATGGAGGCACTGTCCCAGCTGGAGAGTTTGATTTTGCTAAAGAAATTGTTGCTTTAGGCATTATTAACAAGGTTATTATTCGAGCCGGTGCCTATTACCGTTACACGTTTAACGGAGAGCAAAGGCAATGGCAAGGCGCAGATGCTATGGTTACTTCTATTAAAGAAGAGATCGACTTGCGTGAAACCTTGGAGAAGGATGTTCTCGAAACCGTTAAGGCTGGCTCTAAGTACGTTGTAGAACCAGAAGATGACGAAGAGTAAAGGACAAAAAGAGTCAAGGAAGCATGAGGATAGACTTGCAAAAGCTATTGATGGTCAGCGCACTGCTGCCAGCGGAGCATTTTGGAGTCGCAAAGGCGATGTTAGATCCAAAGATTTGCTTGTAGAGCATAAGTGGACTGGCAAAGCATCCGTGACCATCAAGGCCGCGGTTCTAGAAAAGATTGTCACAGAAGCAATTCTTGACGGTCGTATGCCTGTCCTCGGCTTTCATCTTAATGGTGAAGATTACATAATGCAGTTAGAGGACGATTTTCTAGAGCAGCGCCAAAAACTTCAGGAGTGCTCTTGTACGAAGACGAAGGTGTAGAGAAGTGGCGATACCAAGCAAAATGCCGAGGTATGTGCGACAGTCCAGCGACCGATTATTGGTTCCCGCCTAGAGACAAAAACAAATACAAAACAATTGCCGACCAAGCAAAGTCAGTTTGCTTTGGCAAAGATGGTAAGGCAGAATGTCCCGTGAGGTTAGAGTGTTTGCTCTACTCTGAACAAAACGATGAACAACATGGAATATGGGGCGGTCTATCGCATCGTGAGCGAAATGCTCTAAATCGTAAAGCGGCTAAACACGGAAAAACATTAGAGGAATGGGTACGCAAAAAGTGAAACCAACTGGTGCATTGAAAGCATTTTTAAAAACTGACAAGAGCACCAGAGTTATTGGGGCGGTAGAGCGACACATTATTTCTAAACCAAAAGACAATAGATCAACAACCGTTATTCACCCATCGGAAATGGCTTCATCAAGCTGGTGCCATAGAGCCCAGTACTTTTGGTTAAAAGGAGAACTCCCAAAACCAGAAGTTATGAGTCTTCGTAAAGCGTTAATATTTGGAACTGGTCACGCTGCGCATGATTTGTGGCAGTCTTGGTTTAAAGAGATGGATCAGATTAAAGGTCTTTGGTACTGCCACACCCATAACTTAGAATGGTTTGGGTTAAACAGCGACCACGCACAAGACGATTGCCATACTAAATATAACGAAGTTCCAGTTATGCATGAGCCCTTGCGTATTTCAGGCAAAGCGGATGGGTGGCTTGTGGGTTTTGATGGGCCGATGCTCCTTGAAATTAAAACTATTGGAGAGGGCAGCATTCGTTGGTACGCCCCAGAACTTGCTTACGATAACGATAATGATTTTAAAAAAATGTGGGAAAGCATAAAAGCGCCTTTTCTTGAGCATATTATGCAAGCTCAAATTTATATGAAATTAATGGAATTTATGCAGTTACCGGATCATCCCCAAGAAGCCATTCTTATTTACGAGGCTAAGGGGCTTCACGAAATTAAAGAGTTTGTAGTTAGAAAAAGTGATTTTGGAGTATCAGATTTGTTTGAGGCTGCCGCTAATATAATTGCAGCAGTTGACAAGGGTACCCCACCCATCTGTAATATTAATGGTGCGGCAGGGTGTAAAAAATGCAGCCATTACATAGAGGAGAACAACGGTGAGCCAACTAGCAATTAATGCTGGTACCAGTCAAACGGTAATTGAGTCTTTACAAACGCAGGGGTTTCAATTTCAAACAAAAATGGAATTAAAGCTACCTGAAGTACCAGAAGATATTACTGAATTAGACGATGAAGGTTTAATGCAGTTGTTTAGTAAGTTAACTGCTTACGCAAACTTTTTATCCGCTCAATACGCATGCTCTGTAATAGACGAAAAAAATGCAGAACAAGACTTAGATTTAGCCGAAAGCAAGAAATACATACTTTCGTATGAAGAAAACAAAAAAGATACCGTCACCCTCATTAAAGCACGAATGGCTTCAGACCCAGACATCACATACCTTCGTGAAGGTTTATCTGCAAAATACGCTTACCGCAAATTAATTGAAGTACTGGTTAACAACATTGATAGAAGCACTCAGTTAGTAAGCCGAGAGTTAACAAGACGTACATCAGGATCAAACCAAGCTACTCGTGGCAATCGGATGTTTACATGAGACTTAAAACTTTTGGTGAAGGCGTAACTTACAAAACTAACTGTTGGGTAGGAATAGACCAGTCGTATAGTGGATTTGCTATAACCGTTCTTGGAGAAGATGGCTCGTACGAAACAACTGTTGCAAAGTTTGATTCCGCTGGTGGGCAACGTTTAGAAGAAGTTCAGGCTCACTTACAAGAAACTCTGTACAAAGCAACAGAGTGTTGTTTTGTTCAAGACGTTGCTATGGAGGGTTACGCTTACGGATCTATTATGGCTAACAAGTTAGGCGAATTAGGTGGTGTTGTAAAACTAACTTTGCACAGCATCGCAAAAATAGGCAACGGAAAAGACCCTATGCTCGTACCCCCAACAAGTTTAAAAAAATACGTAACTGGTCGCGGTAACGGTGTTCAAAAAAATCAAATGTTACTTCAGGTGTATAAAAAATGGGGAGTTGAGTTTCCAGACGATAACGCAGCAGACTCATACGGTTTAGCGCACATTGTTTCAGGAAAAGGTAACATGGCGTATGAAAAAGAAATATATAAAAAACTGCAAACCGCAGAAAATCGAGAAAAATAATGCCTACTTATGAGTATAAGTGCCCTCATTGTAAAGAGGACTCAGAGCACTTCTTTCCAATTGCTGACTGTCCGGAACGAGCAGTGCTTTGTTCTTGCGGCAAAGAGTCTGTACGTAAGTTTTCAAACTTTTCTATTCAGCTTAAAGGTGGAAGGTAGGGCGGTCAATGAGTAAAACACAGGATAAAAGAGCAGCACGCAAAGCCGAAGCAGAAGAGTTTGTTAAACAACGCAGGAATGCTCAAATAACCATGTTTGAAAAAAACTTTCGAGTAGGTTTAGAGTTTTACGAAAAAAACAAAAGCCAAATGTCTGAAGAAGAACAACTTTTAATTGAACAAGAAATAGAGAAAAACCGCAAACTTATAGATGATTTTAAGGATAAGTGGTTTTAATGTTTGATTTAAGAGATAAAGACAGGCCTTTAGAAGTCTGTGTTTGCGGATCTACTTTGTGGAATGTAAAGGCAATGTTTGAAGATGGGGAGATATCGCTGTACATGCTTGATATGGAGTGCTATCTATGTGGCACAAAGGCTACGGCTCCCACCCCAATAGACAACCAGATTTAGCCTTACACCTGACCTATTTAGCCTCATAATTTATGTAGGGAGAGCCACTACACGTAACCCCGAGGTGCACTAAATGACTACAGAAGAACATATCCTTCGCGTAAGCGCTGGATCCAACCCGCAATCAGTAGCATCTGCTATTGCCCACAGTGTTTATGAAACACGTGGTTGCAAGATCAGAGCTATTGGCGCAGGAGCAGTAAACCAAGCAGTAAAGGCAATTGCTATCGCTAGAGGCTACACAGCCCCACGAGGCATTGATTTAATCTGCGTCCCTGGGTTTTCAACTATTGAAAGCCACGATGGACAGATTTCTGCCATCGTATTCGAAGTAAAAACCAATTAATACTGATACATTTAATTTTTCCAACCTTTGGCCGAAGGACATACAATGAAACCAGATTCAACAAAGAACTCAAACCCAATTGCCCCATCATCAACTGATGGTGGAAACCACACTGGAGCACATCCACGTGTTACTACACCTAAAGTGGGCAAGTTAATGAAGAAGGTAGGTAACGCTAAAGGCGGAACCGATCCTTACGTACAGGCAAAGCCTTCCCGTAAATTTGTAACCGCCACTGGCGCTGCAACATACGGTGGTATTAAGGCACACATGCCTGCGTACAAGTCAGCAGAAGCCGGAGAAACGCAAGGAAATGGTCGCTTGTTCCAAGCCGCTGTTAAGCGTACGGCTCCAAACTTCAGAGCTGGTATAGACACTCAATCCTAATTATAAATTAGGCGGTTTGCCCTCTACCGCAAAAGGGGGGCTTTTTCATCTCATCGTTTTGTGTTAATTACACGAGTGTGATTAAATATGGGTATGGAAAAAACCCCACCAAACGCTAGGGGGTACTGTTCTGTTGCTAAGTTTTTATCAACAAAAGACGAAGCATTTTTACAAGATTTTAATGAGTTGTTACTAAACGATAACGCGTCAACAGCAATTTTACATAGGTTTTTATCAGCAAATGCTGATATGTTTCCTGGCCTAACTTCATTTAAACATCACAGAAATAAATGGTGCTCATGTGGCTCTAAAAGATGAATTTAACGAATTTGTAAAAGCAGGTATTGAAGGCTCTGACAACATTACGAAAGACATCCCAGACGCATGGCGACCACGTTCTGAAATTGGAACCGACGGCGGATTTGTAGTATCAACACCAAGACCTGATGGCAACACACCAGGCGCAGAAGAAATTTTAAGAGAAGCAAACTTAGATCCAGCAGAGTGGGCGGTTATTTCCCACCGCCGTTCACGTTGGCAACGCTACGACGGAGAATGGTTAGAATCATTTCGTGTAAACGTGGTACCAGTTAGGTCAAGTTTAGAAAAAGATTATGATGCAGAAAAACTTATTGCATCAATAACCAATTGGAAACCAAAAAGTTCTATTGATTTTGAGGGCGACTTGACTGCTGTGTACAGCATAGGCGACACTCAGTATGGTAAAGATGACACTCCAGCTATCGTTGATCGAGTACTTCGTTCATTTAACGAAGCGGTTGATCAACATAAGTTTTTGCAAAAAAAATATAAAATTAGCCAAATTGCATTGCCACAGTTAGGTGACTGCATTGAAGGTATGACTAGCCAAAAAGGTAAAGTAATGGGTCGCCACGATATTGGCGTTGCTCAGCAAGTGCAGGTTGGTCGTCGCATTTTGATGGCTCAAATTAAAGCAATGTCACCTTACGCTACAAAGATTATTGTTCCAGTAGTGCCCGGAAACCACGATGAAGTACAGCGGTTCCTTGTAAGTCGCCCAGAAGATTCATGGCAGATTGAGATTGTTCGTGCAGTTGAAGACGCTTGTTTAGAAAATGATTTTCTTAAAGATCGTGTTGAGTTTCGTTACCCAGCCAAAGATGACAGCACCTTAGCCGTTAACTTAAGTGGAACGCTTTACGGAATGGCACACGGTCACCAAGGGCGAGATATGGTCAAATGGTGGTCTGGTCAAGTAATGGGTCGTTGTTCGGTAGCAAACGCCGATATTCTTAACGTAGGACACCTGCACCACTACGATGTACGAAGCGTTGGAAAGCGTTTATTCATCCAAAACCCTGCTATGGATAACGGCTCAGGTTGGTTTAGAGATAAGTCAGGACTTGAATCCTACCCAGGAATTACTTCATTGGTTGTTGGAGAAGGTTTTGATGCACGACGCGAGTTAGTAGTACTTGGCGGGTTTCGCTAGCCTATAATGTAGTCATGCCTAATCTGCATCAGAACATACAAAATCTTGGCGCTGGCGGTATGTATGGCACCAACACCACATATGGTGGAGGTGGCGTCCCCGTTGCTCGTTCTGAGATGGATGAGTCACGTATGGGTACTGGACGTCAACCGTCCGCAGAATATCCAGATGGTTACTTAGGAACAATTCGTTCACGACGCGATGATCGCGGTCGCCCATCTAGTA